CAATCCCCGGCCAGAACACAGGAATCATGCTCTGCATCATGTCCGGCTCGGGGAAACCTTACGCCATCGGCTGCGGTGGCACGGAGCTGGAAGCCGTCAACGCGCTGGTCGATGACATGACCAAACGGGCGCGCAAATGGATCGAGCTTCGCCGGACGGTCCGCGTGTGGCGCGATGCCTTACGCACGGCGGCTGACGACTCTCGCGCAGAAAGGTCTGCGGAGTTCCTGTCACGCAAAAAAATCTCCGAACACATCGCCGTAGCGCAGACGCGCGAGAAAGGACAAGCCAATGAGTGAAAATGAAGAGCTTATGAGCGTCGATCTGCCGCAACTTGTTCGGCTTCTTCCATCGCGGCGGTATAACTGCCGCGAATGCGGGGGAAAATATCGCCGGAACAATCGGGACAGGGGAAAAAAGCCAATCTGCCCTCGCTGCACAAACAACCGACTATCCGAACCATGATCGCAATCGTAAACGTGGGGCCGCACGACGACCCCAACCCGCTAGGTGAACGCAACTATGAACTGCGGATCAACTCCGACGTGATCGCCACCTTCAAGCACAAGCGGGGCGATGGTCTCGCTAAATGCTTGATGCTGGCTGCTGCCGCCGAAGAACGCCGAAAGTGGGAGTTCGCCGCTAAAATCGTGGCACGCCAATCTCTGCCGAACAACCAACACAACCAATGATTACGAAAACCAACCAACTATCCGAAATGCCGATCATCCTCAGCGGTGACGGCTACTCACTGACCATCGACCCGAACGCCCACGTCCGCAAACAGACGATGCTGTCTGCCTCCGCTGCTATCGCCAAGGTCACCACCAACGACGAGAGCGGAGACGCCCGCGTGCATCTGGCCCGCCTGGCTGCGATGCGGATCGAGGTGGACAAGTGCCGCAAGGAGATCAAGGAGCCGGTGCTGCGCGTCGGCAAGCTGATCGACCAGGCGGCGAAGGATTTCCTCGCGGAGATCGAGCTGGAGGAATGCCGGATCAAGGGACTCATCGGCGACCACGCGAACGAGGTGGCGAGGATCAAGGCGATCGCGGAGGCGGAGGAGCGCAAGGCGTTCGAGTTCGCCAGACAAGCCCGCGAGGCGGCCGAGGAGACTGGACGCATCGCCGACGTGCTCGCGCATCGTGAGGCGGTGGCGGCGAAGCTGGCGGCATCCGACGAGGTGGCCAGCACGAAAGTGGCGCAGGGCGTGCGGTTCGCGTGGGATTTCGAGGTGACTGACATGAATCTGCTTGCTGCGATCAAGCCTGACTTCGTGGAAATGACAGAACGTCGTGCTGTTATTCTCGCATGGATCAAGGCGCTTGATGCGGGTGAGGTCGAAGACGTTGACCTGCACTGCATAGCCGCAGGCATCCGCGCCTTCAAAAAACCCGTGATTTCCGCACGATGAGCACACCAACAAATCCAACTGGCGTCGAGGCGGCAGTCTGCGAGGACATCGCCCGCCGCCAACAACTCGGCATCCAAAAATACGGCGGGACGGTCGCGGACAACCCGGCCGGCCTGCGCGAATGGCTCCAGCACGCCTACGAGGAATGCCTGGACCAAGCTGTTTACCTCCGCCGCGCGATGGCGGAAATTGATAGGAACGTCAAAAGCCCCGCCGTCGCATGAGCAGGCCTGTTAGCGAAACCGAACAAACAAAAGACTCCGAACCAATGGTAATCCCCACATTTAATCTCGAACTCACCGCTGATGGTGCGGCTTGTTCTCCTTCTTTGGAGGCGATGTATCAGAAGGTTGTCGCCGCATGTCTTCGCTGCGATCCAATCCCAGCGTGTCAACGGGAGGATGACCAATTAGAACCGCCATGGGAAGTGATCGACCGAATCCGCTGCGAGCGCGACCAACTGCAACAGTGGAAGCGGGAAGCAATGATGGTCTTGGGGGAGTGGGAAACCGTGTGGGAGGCTGCTGGATCTCCGGGCAGGCTCGGGCAATCAAAAGCCGTCGCTGTGCGGCAATTCATTCAGGAGAACGCTTAGAGCATCCGACCGCTGACGCAGCGGCTGGATCACACACTCAAACACCTAACTAAAATGAAACTTCAACAACACACTGATAGGAAGAGCTTCACCTGTCATGAGTGAATCAACCATCGAGCGCGCTGTCTGCGCCTACGCGAAAGCATGGGGCTGCCTGGTCATGAAACTCGCGGGGCCGAACCAGAAGGGGCAGCCGGACCGGATGTTCCTGCGCGACGGCAAGGTTTTGTTCATCGAGTTCAAGTCGCCGGGCAAGCAGCCGACCGCGCTGCAACTGCGGTTCCTGGCGGACCTGCACGAGCACGGCGCGCACGTCGCGTGGTGCGATGACATCGGCAAGGGCAAGGAGATGATTCAGAACCTATGCAAACCCTATTCAAACCCTATGCAAACCCTATGACCGAGACCTTCACACCCTTCGACTACCAGCCAGCGATGGTAGACCATCTGCTCGACAACGACAGGGCCGCGCTGTTTGTCTCCCCTGGCAAGGGCAAGACGGTGGTCACGCTCACCGCGCTCGACGCGCTGGCTACCATCGGCCAATTCAAGGCCGCGCTCATCGTGGCACCGCTGCGGGTGTGCTCGATCACATGGCCGGCGCAGGTGGCACGGTGGGCGCACACGAACTGGATGCGGGTGGCGAACCTGCGGACGCCCGAGGGAATGCAGGCGTGGCTGGACGGCAGCGCAGACATCTATCTCATCAACTCGGAGCTACTCCCGAACCGGCTGCCGCTGATGTTCCCGAAGCGGAAGTCATTCGTCTGCCCGGTGGACACGCTCGTCATTGACGAGCTATCGCTGGCCAAGAACCACGCGAGCAAGCGGTTCAAGGCACTCCACAAGCATATCTCTCACATCCCTCGCCGCTGGGGACTGACCGGCACGCCGATCCCCAACAACTACCTCGACCTATTCATGCAGGTGAAGATGCTGGACGATGGCAAGCGGCTGGGGAAGACGTTCTCCGACTACAAATCCGACTGGTTCTATCCGGCTGACTACATGGGCTATAATTTCAAGCTCCAGACCGGCGCAAAGGAGGAGATCGACCGCAGGCTGGCTGACCTCGCGCTGGTCATCGTGGGCGACGGGTCCGACCTGCCTGCCTCCTCGATCATCGACGTGGCGGTCACGTTGCCGGCCGACGCCCGCAAGCAGTATAGGACGCTGGAGAAGGAGATGCTCGCAGACATCGCAGACGGCGAGGTGACTGCACCCAGCGCGGCGACGCTCTGCAACAAGCTGCTCCAGATCACAAGCGGCGCTGTCTATGACGAGGACCGCAAGGTGCTGCCGGTCCACGACGCGAAGCTCGACGCGCTGCGCGTGCTGCTCGCCCGCCACGCTAACGAGCCGGTGCTGGTGCTTTGCGCGTTCAAGCATGAGTCTGCCCGCATCCTCGCGGGCTGCCGGCAGGCACGCATGTTTGACGAACGGCAGATGAACGAGTGGCAGGCTGGCGAGATCCCGGTGTGGGTGGCGGACCCGCGGTCGCTGTCGCACGGCATCGACGGATTGCAAAAGTCCTGCCGGATCGCCATCTGGACCAGCCTGACCTACTCGCACGAAACCTACGTCCAAACCAACGCCCGCTTGATCCGCACCGGCCAGACCGCCGAGACGATCATCTACCGGATCATCGCCCCTGGCACGATTGACGACGCGGTGGCCGAGGCACTCCGCGACAAGAGCGACACCCAGACCGGGATGCTCCACGCCGTCCGCGCCCTGCAACTGATGCGCGGGAAAAATCTCTCATAACCAATAACAATACCATGACCATGACAGACACACCAGAGACAGACGGAGAATGGAATCGGCTGGCTTGCCAAGACCACCCGGAATTTGAACGGAACCTAGCCGATTTCGCCCGCAAGCTCGAACGCGAGCGGGACGATGCGCGGGAGCAGGTGCAACAACTGAACCACCAACTCGCCAGATCGCAAGAAGCCGGAACAATCTGGTATCGCCGCTGTTTCAGCGAGGATGCGGAATGGAATCTAGGAGAGTTGACCAAGCTGACTGAGGAGCGCGATGAACTCCGCGACCTGCTACAAGAAGAACAACGGCTGCACATCCAGACTCTGAACGAGCGCGACGAGGCGCGGGAGTGGTCGTCAACGCTGGCAGATGCAGGCGACGAGATCCGCGCCCAGCTACGCGAGGAGCAACAGCTGCACATCCAGACGCTTAATGAGCGGGACGAGGCGCGGCAGTGGGAGTCACAGGCACTTGTGGCTCGTATCCAGCGCGACGAATGGAAAGCAAAATACATCCAGCAAAACAAAGACCTTGGCTGCGAGATGATGGACCCAAACGGAACCATCTGGGACCATGCGAAGAAGCTACAAAAAGATATCGCAGCTATAAATGATCGGCGGGATAATTTTGAGGAGAATCTACGTTTTGAATTGGGTGGACACCCCGACAGTGAACTGTGGGGGGACGCCGGACTGATCGCAGCTACCATGCGGTGCGTGGACGCGCTCAATGAAATCACCGATCAGCGCGACAGGCTGGCGGAGGCTTTGAATGCCATCTTAAATGATGATCCAGATTCTCCGCTATACAAAATAAAAGAAGCCCGTGCCGCCCTCGCTGCATGGAAGGAGGCTCGCAGTGAATCCGCTCTGCCATGAAACCGAGAAGAAATGTTTCCCTTCGCGACTACACGCAGAGGTCCGCATCCTCGACATCGAACGAAAGAGCGACCATCCGCTTTACTCTTACCGGTGCAAACACTGCGGACGATGGCACCTGACAAAAACACCTCACATCGAAGCACTCATCGAACTCAATTTGAAATGAACACCATGACACTAGACCCCACTCTCGACTGCTACAAGAACGCCAAGGCCACCGAGGGCGAAGGCATGATTAAGTTCTCGGACTTCATCCAGACGATCAAGTCACCCGAGTTTTTCCAACAGATCAGCGACATCCGCGATTGCTTGATCATCGGCGACGACAAGGAGTATGACAGGCTGAAGAAGGAGCTGGAGGCGGTGACGGTCTCCGGCGTATCGAAGGGGCCGCGCAAGAACACGGTCAGCGAGGAACGCTTCAGTCACAACGGCCTGATGCAGGTGGACATCGACGGTAAGGACAACGTCGGCTGGTCGATCAAGGCACTAACGGACCATTTCAAGGCGACGCCGCAGTGCATCGGCTCGAACATCTCACCAGGAGGCGACGGGGTGAAGGGCTATGTGCGGATCGACCCGGAGAACCACCGCGCCTGCTTCGAGGTGGTGAGCCAATCGTTCGCGGCCGCCGGCATCACGATTGACGAGAGCTGCAAGGATGAGGCGCGGCTGTGCTTCGTGTCCTACGATCCGGACGCATGGTGCGACCTCAACCGGGTGGAGGTTTTCACGGCGGACACTCTCATCCCTAACTCGAAGCCGAAACAGGGGCTGGTGATCAAGGGCAACGCGGACGCGGAACTAACGCTGGCCGACCTGGACGCCATGCTTAAGGCGATTCCCCGGCAGTCCTACGCGGAGTGGCTGAAGACATGCTCGGGCGCTTGGAATCATTTTGGCGAGGATGCCACCGCGATCATTGCCAAGCACTGGCCGGAGGAGTCACCAGGTGAGTATGCTGCCAAGTTCAAGGACCGCGAGACGCGCATCGGGATCGGCTCGGTGGTGATGGTGGCGAAGGAGCACGGGTGGCCGATGCCGAAGCGCATCGCTGAGACACGCAAGGCTGCGGCGAAGGTGGCGGCGGCGGTGCCTGCGGGCGGATCTACCAGCACGGCATTTCAGCCGGAGGACATTTTCTACGACCAGCCAGGCGGGAAATACATGATCCGGGTGGGTGCGAACTATCACGTCCACGCGAAGATCGGGCCGGTGAACACCGGGCTGACGAGATACATGGCCCCAAATTTCACGGACCCGAAGGACCTAGTGCGGGCGGTCAACGCGGCAATCAAGGGCCGGGAGCTTGACGGCGGTATCCAGTGGTCGGGGAGCATCGCGGGCCACGCGCAGGGGATGGCGGCCGACCATGAGGGCAAGCCGATCCTCATCCTCTCCGAGGCGCAAATCCCGACGCCAGCTGCTGGCGAGTGCCCGTTGATCACGTCGATCCTCGATCAGGTTTTCGCGAAGGAGGAGGCGCTGATCACGATTATGTCGTGGCTGGCAGGCCGGACGCTCGCGGTGCGCGAACATGTCCACATCCCATCCCCGATGCTGGTCATGGCTGGCGAGGTGAACAGCGGGAAATCCCTGCTGGCTTGGATCATTTCCCAACTGCTGGGAGGGCGAACCGCGAACCCCTACGCGGCCTGGTCGGGCGGGATGCTTTGGAACGATGACTTGATCGGCTCGGAACTGCTGCTGGTGGATGACTGCACGGGCAACACGGACATCCGCGCAAGGCGTGCTTTCGGCGCGGCCTTCAAGGAGGCGATGTATCCGCACGCTGTGCAACTCCGCAAGCGGCACTCAAGCAGCATCTCGGTGCGGCCGGTGTGGGCGTGCGTGGTGTGCTGCAACGACACGCCGGAGTCGCTCCAGATCATCCCGCCCATCGACGCCGACATGAGCGACAAGATTATCCTGCTGCACTGCACGGGGCTCAAGCTCGACCACGACACCTCGACACCTGACGGAAAGCGGGGACTGCAAGCGGCGATCCGCATGGAGCTGCCTGCGTTCGCGCAGCAACTCAGCGAGTGGGTGACGCCGGAGGAGTTCAAGGACTCGCGCTCCGGGGTTCTGGCATGGCGCGACCCGGACCTGGTGGATGCCGTGGACTCGCACAGCCAGACGCGACATCTTGAGCAACTCCTCGAGACCGCCATCACTCACATGGGTATCTGGCATGACCTGCCGAGGGAGTTTACGGCGATCGAAATTCAGTCGAGATTGACCGACAACGCATCTCCTGTCCGCGATCAGGCAAAGCAGTTGTTCAGCTGGTCTGGTGCATGCGCGGCAATCCTCTCACGGCTCGCGGCAAAGGGAGGGGGGGTCGTTACAAACGGAATTTACGACTCTCATCGTAAAATCAGGCGATATTTCATCAAGCCATAAAAAGTAGAACCCCCCCCCCGCACATCCACATAACGCAATAAGTTGCGTTTTGCGGGTCACTGCGGGGGGGGTTTTGTACCTTTAAAGGAGAAAAGTAATATAATAGGGAATTTCAAATCAGAATTCAAAAACAAAACATAGCAAACACCCCCCCGCACCCCCCCGCAAATGCCAACCCCACACAATCTGCCTCGAAAGCGCATTTTGATTGCAAATGAAATCCGATTGCGTTAATGGATTGGCGTGCTTTACGAGAACACCGGGAGTTACACGCCAGACATGGCGGCCGAGATCGACAAGCCGGTCGAGATCGCAGCGGACCGCTACGGCGTGAGCCTGAAGGTGGCGGCCACCATCCTCCTCGACATCGACGCCGCATCCCGACGGCTACAAGCGGAGACCTTGGGCGCGGTGATCGGCACGTTGATTTCCGGCAGCAACCTGCAAGCCAAGGTCCACGCGCTCGCCATCGCCTTCGGGCTGGACGCGCTGAACGGATTTCACAGCCAGTCGGAGATCGCCCGCCAGCTCGGCTGCACCAGGGCGCTAATTTCCCACTACGTCACCGGTTGGCGCGACGTGCTGGCAGGTGGGGCAGGGGCTTTCGACTGCCTCAAGTTCCGCAAGCGCAACTCAACGCGCCAGACATTCTCCGACAAAGCCAAGAATCCAGTCATTCAAGCCAAGAACCACAAACCATGAACATCATCGACCCGTCCACATTCGCCCAAACGGGCGTCACCATCGCCGCAGACGCCACCCAAGACCAGTGGGCAGACATCCACCGCACTATCCTCCTCTGCCGCTCTACGTCGCGCCTGTGGCTGAAGCAGAGCAGAGAGTTCGCCGCCACCAAGTGGGGCGCGGACTACGTCGCAGAGGTCGAGATCCAACTGGAGCTATCGCTCGGCCTGCCGCAACCGGAGCCGAAGCCGGACATCAACCCAGCCGACAAAAGCAAGGGCATCGTGACCATCGAGGGCATAACTCAACAGTTCGCGCTGTGGTCGCGCAAGATGGCGCCGCAGATCGCAACGTGGGATGCGGTCAAACTCAAACGAGCGTTGGAGCTGCTGGAGCCGATGGAAAAGCAGGCGCAGGAGATCCGTGCGCGGCTCAATGCGTAACTCATTGAATATCAATACCCCTATGGGAACCCTACATAGCGGGGGGCTCGACCGGGGTTCCGCCTCATCGCTTTTTGTCCCCATGAGCCATTTCCCAACGACCGTTTGATAATGCCAGCCAAGAAACGCATCCCGAAATCGAAACGCGCCTCGCCAGCCATGACCCGGCAGGAGCGGGCGGCGTTGATTGGCGTATCGGTCCAGTCACTTTCGAACTGGGAGCGCGGCGGAGTGAATGTATGGGACGATGAACAGGTCCGCGAAAAGATCGGCCGCATGCGAAACCTGCCGCCGACGCTCAAACCCGAATGGCTACCCGTCGTCACCAAGCCCGTCAACTCACCTCCGCAGGACGACCCGACACAGATCGACATCGAGGCGATCATCCGGCAACTCTCGACCGTCACCGACAAGCACCAGGCGCAGACGGTCAAGACGCAGATCGACGGACTGCTCAACGCCTACAAGCTGCGGGAGGCGGCGGGGAAATACGTTTCCAAGGCGACGGTAAAAAGCGCGATGCTTAGGATTACTAGTGCTGTGAATGCAATGATGCTCAGGATGGCAAACGATCTACCTCCAATGTTGGAGGGGCTTGGGCCCGAGGCGATGGAAGAGATCATCGCCAGCAAGACAGACGAAATTGTTGCTTACCTGCGAGATGTCGAATCAGGCGCATATGAACAACAAGAAGCATAGAAATGAAAATAAAACTGGGAACCAAAATGGAAAACTACTCTCGGATTGCCAAGGAATACGGAGTATGTGTAAGAACCGTAATCAGGTGGAAAGATTCAGGTTGCGACATTAAAAACCCAAAATCAGTCGCCGAGTTTGTTCTTTCTTGTAAAACATCAAAAATACAAAACGTTTTTCAAAAACTCAGTAATGGTGACTGCCTTTTTTCTTTAGACCAAATGGTCAACATCAACGACTTCAACAGGAAAGAGAAAACGGCCAGCTCCCTAGACAGATTAAAAGCAAAGATAGAAGCGTTGGAGTTGAGACAAAGGGCCGCTGATCTGGAATACTTTGCTAAAAATGGGATAAAGAAAGTTAAGAAAAACAGCATCAATGATTTGTATTTAATTAAAAACAAAAGGAATGGTCTTTATAAAATAGGTGTTTCAGTAGACCCGTTAAACAGGGAAAAGACGTTACAGTCCCAAGAGCCTGAAATAGAAATGGTGAAGAATTGGCATGGGCGAGCATCAACAGAAAGGTGGTGGCACAACAATTTCAAAGAACATCGAATAAGGGGGGAGTGGTTTGAATTAACACCGCAACAAGTTCGATTCATGATCCATAAAATGAATGATACCGGAGACTGAAAAAGAATTAATCTCGGCTTGTTCGCACGGATTCAATCCCAGGTTTGGTGGTTCTGTTTCTCAGTGGGTTTCCGGTAGGGTTGCGATTCAAGATGGGTTGACGCCGAAGTATCTTGTTGCAAATGCACCGTGGCAGAGGGAGCCGTTGGATACTTTGTCGAAAAAGCAAAACAAGGAAATCGTCTTCCTCGCGCCCATCGGCACCGGCAAGACCACGTTCATGGAGGCGGCGTTGCAATACATCATCGCCGAGGACCCCGGACCGACGCTGCTAGTCGGGCAAACCGACGACGACCTCAAGGACTGGGCCGAGACCCGGATGGACTACGCTATCAGGAACACCCCCGACACCGCCGCGTTGCTGCCGGAGGACCGCCACAAAAAGCGGAAGATGCAGATCCTCTTCCCGCACATGTCGCTCTTCCTCACCGGTGCCAACCTCTCCGGCCTCCAATCGAAATCCATGCGCCGGGTCTTTTGTGATGAGGCATGGCAATACCGACCCGGCATGCTCAACGAAGCACGCGGCCGATTGCATGACAGATGGAACCGGCAGTTCTTTATCCTCTCCCAGGCTGGGTCCAAGGGCGACGAGCTGGACAAAGCATGGCAGCACACCGACCGCCGCGAGTTCTCTTTCCCCTGCCCGAAGTGCGGCACCCTCCAACCTTGGAAATGGTGCAACGTCGTCTATCCTGAGGACGAGAATCTGGACACGTTAGCTCGGGCGCAGGCCGCGCACCTCAAGTGCGACAACGCTGATTGTGACTGGACCTGCGCCGACTCGCCCCAGCCGCGCCGCGCTCTCGCCGAGTCCGCCTGTTACGTGCCGGCCGCCGAGGGACTACCCGGTCACGTCGGCTTCCACTACAACGTCCTTTGCAACTGGCGCAAGCCGCTGTGGGAGATCGTCCTGCTATGGCTCGAAGCCAAGGCGGCGCAACGTGTCGGCAACCTCGACCCGCTCCGGCAGTTTATTCAGAAGCGGCTCGCGGAACCGTGGGAAGAAGACCTCACCGACAACAGGACAGCACTCATCGGCAATGGCTACCTCGTCAGCGAGTTCGCCGAGAAGCAGAAGATCGAGGACGAAGCGCAGCGGTTCCTGGTGGTGGACAAACAACGCGACCACTTCTGGGCTGGCATCCGTGCTTGGCGAGCTAACGGCGAGTCGATGCTGCTATGGTATGGCCGGATCGAGACCTTCGACGGCGTGCATGATCTCGCGCTGCGCTATGGTATCGCGCCCAAGCTCGTCTTCATTGACGCGCAGTATGACACGGACCAGGTCTATTCCGCCTGCGCCCGCATGGACTGGACCGCGCTCCACGGCTCCGGCCAGAAATCATTCGCCTTCAAAAAACAAAACGGCGACGTCGTCCACCGCGCATTCACCCGGTTCCAGGATGCAGCTGCGCCCGGCGTCGGCCGTGCCCGCTATGCGCACTGGGCGAGTGACCGGATCAAGGACATCGTCCACGCGCATCGCACCGGCCAGGCGGCGGCGTGGCACATCCCTGATGATGTCTCGCAGGACTGGCTCAAGCAGATCGACTCCGAGGTCAAGCGCGAGATGGTCAACGCCAAGACCAAGCAGGCCGAGTTCAGGTGGGTTAGGATCCGCAACAACAACCATGCCTTTGACGTCGAGGCCATGCAGGTCGTCGCCGCGCTGATGCTCAAACTCATCCCCGGCTTCGACGTCTAAAGGTCGAGCCGGAACAGTTTGTCGGCGATGCTCGACACGCTCGATCCGTCGCGTTTCGCGGCTCGCCGGATGTTCGCCGCCGCCTCCTGTGAGACGGTGACAGACAACTTGGCTCGCGTCGGGCCGGTGGGTTTGCGGCCTGCGCCTTTTCTAGAGCCTCCTCTGGTAGTTTTCATGGGGTGAGTTGATCCAGGTCAGGAGCTTCGGAGACGAGCACGTGGTGCGTTTCCATATTGGCGGAGTCAGTGATGATCCAGTATTGATCGCCTTCGGGGTAGGCATTACCGTCGCTCATTTTGCCAGTGACCCAAGCGGTTCCTGCTGTAATTTTTTCTACTGCTGCGTTTGCGGTGATTTTCATATTGGTATGGGAGAGGCGTGGGATTAAGCGTGGGTGCCAAACATCTTGTTGATGTCGCCGTTACCGAGGCTGGCGAGGTTGGTGGCGTGCACGTCAAGGGCGGCGTTGTGGGCGGCGATTTCAGCCTTGGCCGCCTCAAGGGTGGCAGTGATAGGAGCGAGCGTCTCAGCGGTCAGGCCGATGCTGCCGATCTTGGCGATGCAGGTAGCATGGCCGGTGATGGTTTGGATGCCCATGTGAGATTCGCTCTTACCGTTGATCGTGGCGGAGATGACAACCTCAAGCTCGCCGCTGGTCTTGCGGACGCCTTGGCAGTTGAGCAGGTAAGCGGTCGAGATGGAGACTTCGAGGGCGGTTCCGGTGGCGGTGGTCCAGTTGATCGTTTGCATTTGGTTTGGTTGGTTCGGGGTCCATTCCCCGCTGACAAGAAGACCTTTGCACATCCTTTTGATTACCGCAAGATTTATTTCAAACTATTTTCATCCCCCCATTTTGGCGCGGATTCTGACTTCGGTGGTGGTTTTCATCGTGTGTGTGTGTGTGTGAAGCGGGGATTGAACCCCGCCTTGGTTTTTCAGATGCTTTTCAGGATTCTGCGGATCGTGTGCTTTGCCATTGGCCATGTTGACCATTCGCCTTGGGTTTTGATCATCCATGCGATTGGTGCACCGCCGAATTTATTGCGGTAGCAGATCACCGAAGTGCCGTTGATTTGGAATGAGCGGGAGTCACTGATGTTTGAGCGGGTAGTTGTCATTTTGTTTGTGGTGTTCGCTTACGCTTACGTGAATAGAGATAGCACCCCCTTTTGATTACAGCAAGATTTATTTCAAACTATTTTCACCCCCCATTTTGACACCCCGCCCGTCATGAATGGACGCGAAAACATTGCAGACGGCTCGGGAATGGGCGAGGGCGGGACTGTGTGACCCGACGATCTCCAACAAGCTCCGCACCAACCACCGCGCATTGATCCTTCAAAGCATGGAGCCGGGCGGGCTGGCGACAGTCACTCAAGCAACAAAAAATGGTGTCTCGATGGGGAAGACCATGGGACTATCCATCCCCGACACACTCACCGCCATGGGCCGCGCCATGGAGTGGATCGACCTCGGCTATGTCCCGCAGCAGTCCAGGAGCCTCGGCAGGTTTTGACACCCGCCGCCTGTCATGGCCCTATTGGACGAGTTCGGACGCACCATCAATTACAAAGCCGCCCGTGCGGCGAACGACACGCGTCATCGTCCCTACGAGCCGATTGAGAAAAAGGACATCGCGCAGCTCGTCCCGTCCGTGGACCGCGTCAAACTCCTCAGTCACGCCCGCCGGATCTATCTCAATTTCGGACCGATCAAAAATGCCATCAACCAGCGGTCGATGTATTCCGTCGGCCGCGCATTCGTCCCGCAGTTCAAGGGGGGCGACTCCGAGTTCGGCAACGCCGCGACCGACTGGCTGACCAGTAATTTCTACGCCATCGGCGACACTCGCGGTGGCATGCACGATCTCAAGACCAACCTATTCGGCTGGTCATCCGCCATCGACACCGACGGTGAGATCTTCATCCTGCTGACGGAAACCAAGACCGGCTTCCCCCAATACCAGGGGATTCCGTCCCACCGCATCGGCAATCCCAACGGACTCCAGGACGGACCGCAGCGCGGCGGCACCTTGCAGGACGGCATCATCTACTACCCCTCCGGCGAGGCCAAGGAATACGCGTTCTTGGACAAGTTGGGGAAACTTTCCGAGTGGCTCCCGGCGTCGAACGTCATCCATCTTTACGATCCTGAGTGGCAGTATCAGGGGCGCGGCCTAACAGGTCTAACGCACTGCATCAATGACATCCGGGACATCATACAGTCTGTGGAGTGGGAGCGCCTGGCCATGATGCAGATGAGTTCGATTTCCCTAATAGAGTACAACGAAAGCGGCGGACCTGACCCGGATGATCCATACAACGCGCTTGTCGGCAACGAGGCGGGCGACAAAGGCATGACCGTCGAAACGCTCGACGGCGGCACCGTCCGCTATTTCAAATCCAACAGCGGCGGCAAGATCGAGACGCTCGTCAACAACCGACCCGGCAATCCGTTCCTGGACTTCCACGACCGCTTGCTCAAGTCCGCTTATGCAGGCCTTAACTGGCCTTATGCGTTTTACAACGGCCACGGCGTCGGCGGCGGCACTGCCCAGCGCACCGAAATTGCCATGGCCCAACGCTCCATCGAGGACCGCCAGGACCTGCTGTTCTACGCCGCCAAACGCATCGTTTCCTATGCCGTCGCCAAGGCCCAGAAGCGCGGCGACCTCCCGCAGTCTGCCGACTGGTGGCGGTGGGAATTCTCCTATCCGCCCAAGCTCACCATCGATGACGGCCGCGTCATGAAGGAGTTGGAATCGAGCTACAAGCTCGGCTTCAAGTCCGCATCCGACATCACCGCCGCGATGGGCAAGGAATACAAGGACGTCATCCGTGAGAAAGCGGAGGAGGCCGCCACCCGCCAACTCATCGCCAAGGAAGTTGGCGACAAATACGGCATCGAGATCGAACCGCGAGAACTGCTGATGCTCACCCCTAACGAAATGGCGAAACCGGATGCACCGGACGCCCCTGAAAACCCACCCACCACCAAGACCGATGAAACTGATTGAGATCGAAAACCGCGCCGGCAAGCTTCGGCTGAACGATGGCGTCCACAAAGACTCCGCCGACAAACTGATCGAGGAACTCGATGCGCTCTACGGCCCGTCCGCAGTCGGCATCATGTCCATCAACAACGTGGTCTGCGCTGCCGACGACGCGCTCGAAAGCGTCGAGGTGGAAATTAACAGCCCAGGCGGCAGCGTCTTTGAGGGTCAGCGGATTTATAACGCGCTCCGTGGCATCTCAGCCCGTGGCGTCGAGGTGACGACCACCGTCAACGGACTCGCTGCCTCGATGGGCAGTGTGATTTTGATGGCCGGCGACAAGCGCCGGATGAATGCAGGCAGCCGGATCATGATCCACGAAGCCTCCACCATCGCCATGGGAGACGCCCGCGCCTTCCGAAAAACTGCCGACTTGCTGGAGGGAATCAGCTCGGAGATCGCCGGAATTTATGCCGACCGCACCGGCGGGGAGTTAAAAGCAATCCGCAATCTCATGTTCGCGGAAACCTGGATGACCGCAGACGAGGCGAAGACCAACGGCTTCGTGGATACCGTCATCAAGGACGGAAAAGCCAAGGCCGAATTTGACACCGAAGGAAAAGGCAATATGAGCATCCTCGCTAAACTCTTCCCCGGCAACGACCAAGTTGCACAACTCGAAGCCTCGCTCGCCGAAGTCGAAACCCTGAGCGCCACCCTCGAATCCGCCCAGGCGAAGATCGTGGAACTGACCGGCCTCTCGGAAGTCAACGCGCAGCTCCAGACTGATCTATCCGACGCGCAAGCCAAGGTTTCAGAATTCGAAGCCAAGGTCGCTGAATACGACATCAAGATCGCAGAGGCCGCCGCCGCCGCCGAAGTCACCGCCGAGAAGGTCTCTATCAAAGCCGCCGAGCTGCTCGCCACCCAAGGCCACCCGGCCCCGGTCAACCTGACCGGTGACACAGGCGAAGTAGGCGGCAAGACCATGACTCGCTCGGAAATCGCCAATCTCAAGCCCGCCGAAATCAAGGCCTTCATCAAGTCCGGCGGCAAGATCATCGACTGAACACTCTCCTAAAACCAATCAACTAACCACCCAATCCCATGGCTAACACCCTCACGAATCTAATCCCTCTCGCTTACGAAGCCCTCGATGTGGTTTCCCGCGAAGTCACCGGCTTCCTCGGAGCCGTCAACCTCGACGCCGCCTCTGAAACCATCGCCAAGGGGCAGACGGTTTACAGCCCGGTCGCGCCAGTAAACACCACCGACAACATCACGCCAGCGATGACGGTGACTGCGGCGACTGACCAGACCATCGGCACCAAGTCACTCACCATCGACTCCTACAAGTCCTCCGGTTTCAACTGGACGGCTGAAGAAGAGTTTGGTGTTAGCTCCGGCGGTCGCTTCGAGGCTATCATGCGCGACCAGCTCGCCCAGTGCTTCCGCGTCCATGTCAACGAGATCGAAACCGCTCTCGGACTCGCCGCTAAAAACGGTGCTTCCCGCGCCATCGGTACCACTGCCGGAACCGCGCCAATCCTCGCCGACTTCGCGGGCGCCCAGAAGATCCTCACCGACAACGGCGCGCCTGCGACGGGTCGCTCTGTGATTCTGGATACGACCGCTGGCGTTGCGCTTCGCGGAATTGCCAACCTTTACAAGGTCAACGAATCGGGCGACTCCGGCCTGCTCCGCAACGGCGTCCTCGGCAGCCTCTACGGCTTCGACCTCCGCGAATCCGCTGGCATCTCCAGCGCAACCGCAGGCACCGGCGCGAGCTACACCACGACCAGCGCTGGCTTCGCGGTTGGCACTACCTCCATCCCGCTGATCACCGGCACAGGCACCGTTCTGGCAGGCGACATCGTCACCTTCGCAGGCGACGCTAACAAATACGTCGTCGCCGCCGGTGTTTCCGCCCCAGGCACCATCACCCTCGCAGCACCCGGTCTTAAAGTGGCCATGAGTGCCGCGACCAAGGCGATGACCATCTTCGGCACTTCCGCCCGCAACATTGCACTCAGCCGCAATGCCATTACCCTTGCGACGCGCCTGCCGAAGTTCCAGGCCGGTGACCAAGCCGCCGACCGCTACGTCATGACCGATCCTAACACCGGAATCTCGTTCGAGATCACGATGTGGCCCGGTCAACGCATGGTGAAATACGAGGTCGCGATCGCTTACGGCATGTCCGTAATCAAGCCCGAGCACCTCGCCGTCATCATCGGATAATCTCTGCTGGTTGTATCATGTCAGCCGCCGCTCTGGGAAACCGGGGCGGCGGTTTTTTTGACTCCCGGCTCATGGCATGAGCATCCTCGATGATTTCCTCCTAGCTGGTAACGACGAGATCGACAGCGACTTCGGCACCTCTGTCATGGTCTGCAACGGCCAGACGTTCGACGTCGTGATGGACTCGGAGCGCAAGAGCTACGAGGGCGCGCTCGGCGGCATGGAGAGCGACATCAGCGCCAACGCCACCGCACAGCCGCGCCACGTCTCCAACCCACGCGGGATGCTCCAGAAACGCTGCACCGTGGACGGGATTTCCTATCGGGTGGCCGAGGTGGTCACCGGCCCGGTCGCCATCCACTTCACACTCACCGACTCAAGCGACAGCCGCTGATTTCCGGCGGTTGATCGTCGGGCACTGCGGCACCCAGCGGAGCACGTCGTGGGTCCGGCCAGCCTGATACATCGCCCGTGGATCACGGACCACCATTCCCTCGCCGCCAGCGGCAACGATAGCGTCGGCAGCTTCGATCAGGTGCTTTGTGTCGCGGCACCGCTCCTGGCGCACCAGCGAGGCGTGAGCGGGCAAATTGACGTATTGCAGGAATTTGTAACGAGCCTTGAACGGCGCGACCATTTCCGGCGCGTCGAACACGCGGAACGTCAGCCCGCGCCAGCCTGCCGAGATCCGGGCTTGGATCGCGTTGAACTCGCCCCGGCCGGCGAACAACTCGCCGTCGAGCGCGATCACCGGCATCCCTTTTTTGAACCACTCGGGAGCGGCAAAGACATTGCCCTCGCGGGAAATGAATTCAGCACCCGTCCACATCATCCTCCAGCCGTCCAATTTCTCGGACATCAGGAACCCCTCACAGGGGTGGCCTTGATAGTCGCGGAGCAGGGTCGGTTTCATGTCTGGGGAAAACCTACCCCGCGCAGGCCGTGGTCGCAATTCCAAACTCACCCCGGGTTTCCACCCGCTTTTGACTCCCGGCCCAAGGAGTGCAAGCGACCGTTCAAATCGACAGGGCAACTCGAAAAATCATGGAGGACACCCTCCAGGAGTTCGCCAAGCTAACGGGCAAGACCGTCGAGGACGGCATCAATGACATCGCCCGATCCGTCGCCCGCAAGCTCGCGGAACAAGTGCAACCCTACGGCCTGAAATCCGACAAGGGGGAGAAGTTCAAAAAGTCCATCGGCCACCAGGTGGACCGCGTCTGGTTCGGTGTGAACATGGGCGCATTTCCGGCGACCACCGACATGAAGGCCGCACACTATTCCGCCCGCAACGGCTCCCGCAAGGGCACTGTTCCGCATCGGTTATTTCGCAAAGAGAAGGGCAAGCCGTGGCTCGATCTAATTCCGGGCACCGAGCGTGACAGCTACAAGCGAAAGGCGCAGGCAAAAGCAGGCCGTGCCAAGGGTGCGTGGGTCGAGGCGGCCAACGCCATCGGCGGACCGAAACTCTCAGGCATTGCCGACTGGATCGGGCGCCACGCCTCAGGCGGATTCGGTAGTGCGAGCAAGACGGGCAAGGGTCTGGGCTATCAGGTAACGCTTGAAAACCGCACCCCCTACCTCGGCCGGATTCTCCCCGCCGCCACCGTCGCAAAGTCAATGGCGAACGGCCTGAAGAACGGCTTCACCCGCCTCCAGAAGATCATCGACAAGGAAATCGAAAAGGCCAACAACTCATGACCACCACTCAACGCATCAAGGACGCCCTCGTCTCCTACCTGACAGACAACTCGCCAGACGAATCCATCATGGTGACGGATGCGAACGCCCGCAGCGTGATTACCCTGCCATGCATCGCGGTCGATATACAGGGCAGCGCCGCCCACTCGGTCGCGCTGCACATGGTCTCCAACGCCGACGTATCCATCACGCTTCGGGCGCACACCGGCGACGAGCCGGAGGCGGACATCGCGGCGTGGATTGACCAGCTCGAAACCCTGTTCTTCGACCAGTCGGCGATGGTGGACGCGCTCAACCAGTCGCAAGTCATTTTCTGGGACTGGACCTATAATGGGAGCGTCCAGAACTGGGACGAGGCATTGCTGGAAGTGACATTCACTGCCGCCTGCACCTTCGGCCGGATTTGACATGCCGCGAGGGGTGAACACTCACCCTCATGGCAGCAACTATCTACACTTCCGCCGCAGCCGCAGATCTTCAATACGGCATCACTAACGAGACCGGGATCATCCTTACCTCATTCTCCCGCAACGTGCAATCCGTGAAGACGGAAGTGCGCGATGCAGTCAACGACGTGGTCGCCGTCGCGCATTCCGGCCTGACCGCCTCTATCTCGCTTGAGGGCTTCGTCAACGGAGCCGTGACCATGGACGTCGCGGCACTCCTCACGCTCACCAACGACACGACCACGGGCGGCCTCACGGGCGGCACCGTCATTGTCGATAGCTACAACGAAAGCACCGCCCAGGGCGAGTTCCGCAAGCTCTCCGTCAGTGCCACGCAGTATGCCAGCACGATGACCGAGCAGGCCTAACCCATCACCACCCGCTGGCAGACCGGGACCGTCTGCCGCCCATAAAAAATGAATCAAAAGCAAGAGCTGTATCACACGATGAATCTGTCAGTGGCGTCGATTTTGATGACCTACGGATTCAAATTCGTCACCTTCACCCACATCATCCGCGCCGACGGCCGGGAGTCCAAGGAGTTCTGGTTCGAGGCGCAGTCTACCGAATGTCCGCTCAAGGCCGGAGAGGTCGCATACTACGCCACCAAGGGCCACGAGGACATGCTGGCGAAGGACAAGGAAAGCCCCGTCCTGTGGATGCGCGGCGCGCTCATGAACCGATCCACGCTGGTTGAGATCGTCAAGACCTCCCCACGGATGGTCGAGATCTCCAACGGCTCGCGCAAGGCGCTGATCGCCGAGACCGCCAGCGAGGAAACCAAGCGGCAGGTCGCCGCGATGCTCTAACCACAAAAACAAATGCAAGACACTGACCTAATGACAGATGATGAAGCCATGCGTGAAGCTGGCATGACCGCCGGACCCAAGCGCAAATCCAAGTTCGTGCTGCGACCGATGACCGCGCTCTCGCTCTCATGGCTGCAACGAAACCACGTCTTCGAGGACGACGGCGGCGACATGATGCAGAAGACCGCTGCTTATGCATTCCTGCACACCGAGCCGAAGGAAGAAATCCGGGCAGTGGTCAACAACCGGCAGTCCTTCCTCGATGCCGTGGACCAGTGGCTTGAAAAACACATCACCTATCATAACGAGCTTGAGCCCTTGTCTGCCGAGATGAGCGAAGCCATGGACCTGTATCTGGTCGCCAACACCACCGCCTCGCACAAATCCGATCCCGGAAGCCCAACCTCAAAAAACTAGCAACGCCCAGCTGGCTCGCTTCCTATGTCCACCACATCGCAAGCGTCACCGGCTGGGCATTTCGCGAGATTATGGAGGAGCTGCCCATCGCCGCAGGCTTGCAGATCATCGACGCGGATTTGTTCTCGAAAGGAATCAACCGCATGTGGACCAGCGGCGGCTCATGTTTTGACTCCGCCACCGTAATTGACGAGGCATTTAAAAACCTGATAAAACGATGAGCGGTATCAATGTAAAATTCGGCGCAACTGACGCGGGCTTCACGTCCACCGTCAACAAGGTCAAGGACAGCACCAAGAGTCTCGACACCACCGTCGCGAAAACCAGCAGCAGCGTCAACGCATCCTTCGCCAGTATGGCAAAGGCCGGTGCCGCGCTCGCGCTGGGATTTGGCGCGATCAAGATGGCGGCGGCGGCAGTCACCGGCACCTTCGGTGCGTTCAAGGACGCGCTCGACCTCGGCGGCGAGTTGTCCGACCTGTCAGATCAAACCGGCGAGACCTCCGGCAACCTGCTAGTCCTGCAACGAGCATTCGATAACAGCGGCGTCGGCGCGGACAAGGTCGGGACATCGATCAACAAAATGCAGAAGGCGCTTGTTGAAGCATCACAAGGTTCTGACGAGGCTAGGGAGAAGTTCAGCGCCATCGGACTAAGCTGGTCGGAGATGGCCGCCAAGTCGCCGACCGAGCAACTCAAAATGATTGCTGCCGCGATCTCCGCGCTGCCGACACCGGCAGAGCGTGCTGCCGCGTCGATGGAGTTTTTCGGCAAGTCCGGCGGCCGCACGCTGGCATTCCTGCAAGATTTCGACGGCGCGATTGCGAACGCGAAGGGTGAGCTTGGAACCATGCCCGACGTCATGGACAAGAACGCCCGCGTCTTCGACACTATCAGCGACAAAATCACGGTCATCGGAGGCAAGTTTAAGGAGTTTGCCGCTGGAGTGTTAGGTGAAATGACCCCGATGCTGGAGGTTATCACCACATCGCTTGCGGGAATCGACATGGCCGGATTCGGCAAACGACTGGCGGAAGCATTCATCGGCGGCACAGCAGCAATGGACGGCTTCACCTCGGCACTCGGCGCGATGAAGGTCGGCGAGTTCTCACTGGCGTGGGAGATGGCGTGGGCGTCGATCAAGCTCCAGGCGAAGCAGACGGCAAACGAGATTTATCAGAACTTGGTCGCGGCATTTTCCGCTTCCAAGGATTTCATGGTTAGGGTATTCGGTCCAGATAGTGCCATTTTTCTAGCTGCATCCTTGGGGATCGACTTGCTCGTCGGCAAGATCGAGACGGGCATCCTGAACGCCGCTCTCGGACTTGCTAGCACATTCCCCCGTTTGTTTGGCGACGCCGCAGAAAACATCAAGAGCAACATCAAGGTCGTTGAAAACGGAATCACTCAATCGAAGGATTTGCTAGGCAAGCTTTTCAGCGACGGTTACATCCAGCGTGACCTTGAAGAAGCAGGTAAAGCCTTCCCTGAGTCATTCAAATCCGCATACGAATCGACTGCCCCGCTCATCAACGTCCAGGAGGACATGAAGGAGGTTAACCGCCTCGCCGGGGAGATCAACAAGACCGCTGCTGGCCTGACATGGAACATGACCGGCGAGATTCAGAAGATCCCGCAGCTGACGTGGAACATGAAGGACCACATGAAGGAGGGCGCGGGCGCGATGGAGAAGGCGGCGAAGACCGTCAAGGAAACACTCAGCCTGTCCGAGGAGATCGTCAAGCGCATCAAGGAAGCCGCTGGCAAGGACGCAGTGGACAAGGGCGGCAAGCTCGAAAAAGCGGCGGGTGACGCCATTGCGGAAGGTAATTTCAGAAAGGCGGAACGCATAGCCAGGAAACTTGAGGGCAAGCAACAGGACGCAGCGATCGACGAAGCCTTCGGCGGCAAGGGTCCTTTTGCGAAGTCCGTCCGTGACATGGCGAAAGAGCACGGGATTGAAACATTCGGCAAGAGCAACAAGGATCTCAAAAATGAACTGCAAGACCGCATCGGCAAACGCAAGGAGGAGCTGCCAGACGGCCAGCGTGGCAAGGCCAACAAGGATGCGGACGGCGAGGTTAAACCCGCCGGGAAAACCCTGCACGATGTAGTGGAGGCGATCCGCGTCCTCGTAGAGAAGATCGAGCCGAAGCTCCCCACCACCGCGCTCGGAGCCTAACTTAACAAAACCATGGCCACCATTTACGAAAAAACCGCAGGCGCCCTCATCGCCACCCCTGGCCGCACCGTCGCCACATTCCCGAGCGGGCTTTGCCGGGTGGACCAGAAATACGTCTGCACCACCGCGACCGCCGCCACACATCGCGCCACGCTCGCAATCGGCAATAACATGCCAGACGGCAACGACGCCCCGGCCATTGACGGCCTCAAGATCTACCCGGCCCCGCAGGAGATCGAGCGCGGCGACGGATTCACCGAGTTCATGGTCTCCGCCTATGGCCGGACCACGGACCAGATGGTTAACATCGAGTTGGTCAAGACTAACGTCACCCCGAGTTTCAACCGGGCGTTTTTGTCCACCGTATCATTGTGGGAAATCAAGGGGAAGATCGCAATCCCGTATCGCACTAACCTCGAATACGATGATCTTAATCTCGACCCATCACTCCTGCTGCCGTTTGATGCTGTTTATTATGGCACCGACAGGACGGTTCTTTCTACTGTTGCCGGCATAAAAATAGACAGGTTTCGGACTCTGCAAGACGGAACTTTTGGACGTCTTATCCTCAGAGAATACATCATCACGTTTACTGTCGACGGCGTAACACCATCAGACACCTGGAGGGTTTTTATTGAAGACCCGATCTTCTCGATTGTCAGCCAACAAAACTTTGGATCATTCGTCGAGATTGACGTGCTGACCAAACGAGGCAACACGCAGGAACTAACGACGATTTAATCTATGGCGCTGCCTGTAAATTTTGAAGAAAAGGTTAAAGTTGCGCCCGCTCCCGGGGGTGCTGGTTACCCGTATCGAATCAGCGCCCGCGACTTGATGCGTGACTTTGTTTATGCTGCTGTCGAAGTCCCATCGTTTACAGATCAAAGCATTCGCAATGGCATCAAGGAAATTTCTGGAACAGGCGACAATGGACACACCAACCGCAGCATCTACGCTGAGCCGTTCCCAGAAAACCCTGCATCCGGCGACATCATGTATTACGACGGCGCTGAGTGGGTATCACTGGCCGCGCCAAGCGGCAGCGGAGTCTTTGTCCTGACTCACAACGGCACTGTGCCATCATGGACAGCAACCGAGGAGTGCGTCTAGTATGCCGACGATCAAGCTCACAGCCGAAGGCAAGATCATCACGAAGGGCGGGCTGCCGAGCTGCACGTGCTGCGGGACGACTCTTTACGTCGAGCATATCGAGTATTATTTGATCCATCCTGACAGCGTCGTCTCATACTTCGAGATGACCGGGACAGTCGGCGCGGGATTCACAGGCACAGGTCCGGGTGGCACGTTCACGCTGGTTTATGATATTGGGGCCGGGCAATGGTTCATGACCGATCCCGTTTATGGGATCAGCGCAACCGACTGGCAAGGCAGCACCGACCCAGCCGCGCCAGCTGGAAGTTACTGGGATGCCGATTTTTTCACTGTTCGCCCTTATCCCGACTACGTGGCCTACGTCTCACTCACCCCGCTCCCATGACCCGCCCGCCCTGCGAACATTTCGAGTCTGACAGCTGCGCCATCGGGCTTTATGGCGGCAGCCCGCATACCATGAACTGCATCGCGTGCGTGTCCCAGGGCAACAACAACGCGGAGTTTGCCCGGAAACTATTCGACAGCCGGGAAAAGACCCACCCGCCGGGCGTCCGCAAAGTCTCCGGCTGCTGCGACTCGGCGGAAAACCCGCCGCTTTGACAATCCGGCAGGGGTGAACCTAGGAACTCACCATGACCCTCACTAATCCCCGCGCCACCTTCGGACTCAACGCCCGAACCACTCCGACCAAATCCGGCACCAGCGGCACCGTGCAAATCGGAGCCAGCAACGAGACCGTCAGCCTAACCAACACGAAACAGGTCAGCTTCGACGCCATCATCGTCGGCTCGACATCGGACCTCGTCATCGACATCTCCGACCTCGACAACACCGGCAGCACCGCATGGACGGCAGGCACATTGCAGATTGAAACTGCGCCCGTTGTGGTGACAACCGTGACAACTGGAACCATGGTGATCACCCTGACATCGAGCAAGGTGGCTGGATCACCTCTAGCCGTCAATGTCCCGCTGGTTGCTGCCACGCACACGACCGCCGCGCTCGTCGCGCAGGCTGCCGTTGATGCGCTTAATGCTTTAACTGCTGTGACGACTTACTACACCGTCACTCGGTCAACATCCAATATTGTGTTGACTCGTAAAATAACCAGCACATACACTCTTAATGGTGCATCAATCACGGTTAAGCCAGGCGACGATTCAACCCTAAAGCTGGAGTGGTCGGCGCTACTTGGTGTTAATGCCTTAGTTGCATCAACATCAACCACGGCCGGCGTCGCAACAGCGGGCGCGTATGTCCCGGATCTCGATGGCAACGACTTCGAGGGCGAAGCCTCCGGCGGTCTCCTCAGCGTCGATGCCGTCTACATCAAAAACGCATCAACCTCCGTAGCCAACGCGCTCCTCACGCAAAGCACGGTCCTGACAGACTACCCGCTCACCCCCGGCGACATCCTCCAGGTCGCCGGAACCACCGGCTTGTTACCGATTAATGACATCACCGTCGAGCCGAGCGCAACCGGCGACGAGAGCTGCTATGTGACCATCACGCTTGCCGGAGCCTAAGCCATGGCATGCCAACTCAAAAACGTCACGCTTGAACCAGTCGCCTCGGGAGAAACCTGGGGCGGCTTAACGTTCGCGATCACCTCGTCAGACGACACCGCCTATGCGGCCGCGCTCACCAGGGTCAGGATGAGTTGGCGCAACTCGGCAGGCACCGGCGCGCAGACGCTCGACAGCGACGTCTCTGGCATCACGATTGATGTGGCCACCGCCTATGCCTGGAGCTTCACCGTCGCGCCCAGCGCGCTATCGCTGCCCGCCGGTTACTACACCTGGGCCATCGAGACGACCGACGCAGACTCCGTCGTGGACAAAGACCTGCTATCCGGCACGCAACAAATCACCATCGACCCGCACGCCTGACCATGGCCACCTCGATCACGCTAACGACGAACGCCGCGTCGACAGAATACACGCTGGCCAGCGGCTGGCGCGGGCCAGCGGGAGCCACCGGCCCAGCCGGAGCATCAGCTACCGTCGATCAAATGATCATCGACGGTAGCGCGAACGCGGTCGCCGGCAACGCGGTGTTTGACGCGCTCGCCCTCAAGTCCCCGCTCGCCTCACCGACTTTCACGGGGACGGTGACAGCGACCGGCGCGGTCAACACGGGCGCGAGGGTCACTGCGACCCGCGGCACGGTGGGAGTCGGCACGGTTTATACTAACCTCTCGCTAACGGACATCGCTGGCACATCAACCGATTTCCTCTCCCGGTTCGTTGTCGGGGATTCCATCACCGTCAACACGACCGCTGGCAGTCAGACGAGAGTGATCACCGCAATCGCGAGCGACACCTCGATGACGACACTCCCGTTTTCCGGGCCGTCAGCGTCCGGGGCGGAGGCATACACGCATACCGCTGCCAGCGCGGTGATGAATGCGAGCGGCGCGATCACCGGGACGACCGGGACGTTCAGCGGGGCTGTCTCGGGCACGACCGGCTTTTTCACCGGCACGGTCACGGCGGGCGGCACGAACAACTGGACCGGCTCCACGTTCTCCGGGGCGCAGGCGTTCACGGGGGACGTTTCGGTCACGGGCAACACCACCGTTGCGGCCATCGCCGAAACAGCCGTCGCGCTTGGCACCGTGACGACGACAGCCACCATTTCCATCACGGCGGGGACGCTCATCACCGCGACGCTGACGGCATCCACCGCGTGCACCTTCACCATGCCAACAGCGGCGGCAGGCAAGAGCTTCACGCTACTACTCAAACAGGCCGCCGCGACGGGCAACGGCACTGCCACCTTCACCTCGGTCAAGTGGCCAGCAGGGACCGCCCCCACCATCACCGCTACCGCAGGCAGGATGGACCTCCTCACGTTCGTCTCCGACGGGACCAACTGGTATGGCAGCGCAGCCCAAAACTTCACGCCGTAATGTTCACGTCCGCCTTCAGAATGTCCATGACAGCCAGCACCGGCAGCTCCTACGAGACGGAGGCGTCCACCTATTTCGCCGCCATCGTCACGGCGGGCAGCAGCATCACCGAGTCCAACAAGCTCGCGGTGGACGCCTTCATCAAGGGGTGCAAATCCGATGGCATCTGGACCGCGATCAAGGCAAGCTGTTTGCTCGCTGGTCCCGACTCGCTGGCGGGGGCCTTGGTGCCGCTGGTGGGGGTTGCGCCGACGAATAACGGACCGTTTGTATCGGGCGACTACTCGCGGACGACGGGATTGGTTGGGAATGGCGGGGGCAAATATCTCAATTCCAACCGCAATAATACTGCTGACCCGCAGGACTCGCGCCATCTCTCTGTGTTTGCATCGACCATAACATCAATCAACCCATCCGCTTATATTGGCGTTTTAGGAGGAGGAGCCTCGGCGAGCCAGATACTTCGCAGCGCCACAGCGAGCACTCTTTATGGCAGACTCTCATCAGGCGCGGCGCAATTAGATAACGCTCACGCGGCAGGATTTTTGGGCGTCAACAGAACGGATTCTTCAAATATCAGATTTCGAGGAAATGGAATAACTGGTCTTGTGGCCGCTGCATCAGCAACTCCAGACAACGGAAACTTATTTGTTTTTGCGCGGAACTCAGGCGGCCTTTCAATCCCGTCAAACGGGAGAATTTCATTCTACTCCCTAGGCGAATCCATCGACCTCGCCCTTCTCGACGCCCGCCTCACGACCTACATGGCCGCTCTTACCTAACCAACCAAACCACACACATGTCCATCATCCGCCAACTCACCGAAGCCGAAGCCGACTTACAGGCCAAGGAGCAACTCGTCCTCCAAGCCGGGGAAGCCACCCACCACCTTGCCGCCGTGCTGACCAGCACCAACGCGAGGTTCTGGCAGCTCCCGACCGACCGCCTGCTCGCCGTGCTCAACGCGGACGTGCCCGCCACGCTCGCCACGTTCACGGCTAACACCGCGCTGGGCACCATGGTCAACGCCTCGCTCGACGCCCTCGCCGTGCCGAGGTTCGCCGCCCGCGCCCCGCTTGAAATGGGCCGCACGGACATCGTCTTCGACGGCACCGCGTTTGTTTACGTCGCCCCACCGCCGCCGCCAGAGCCTGAGCCCGAGCCTGAGCCTGAGCCTGAGCCTGAGCCTGAGCCTGAGCCTGAGCCATAACCACACCTACCACCCCCCCACCCATGAGCAAAGACGAACTACACTCCATCGCCGTCAACTCCACGCCTGAGATGGTCAACATCCCCGCGTCGTGGGGAGGGCTGATCGTTTGGGCGGCTGGCAAATGGGGCGTCGGCATCATCTTCCTGATGATGCTCGTCCCGGTCTACGCGGACCTGAAAGAATCCAACGCGCAAATCGCGGAACTCTCGCGGGCAAACGTGCAGGTCCTCACCGCGCTCGCCCAGAAAATCGACGACTCGAACCAGCGGATCGCCCGCCTCGACGACGCCTTGCGCCGCATCGAGGACACCCAAAAATAATCATTATGAAAACCACACTGATCGGACTGCTTGCAGCCGTTGCCGCCGCCATCCAAGGAATCGTCCAACAAGGCCATGCCATCGAGGATTGGAAGACATGGGTTCTGCCCGTCACCCTCGCCGTGCTCGGCTACCTCGCCAAGGACTCAACACCGCCAGCGCCATGAAAACCCTCCTCATCCTCGCCGCACTCGCCTGCCTGACCTCCTGCTCGCTGACCGTCGCCCCGGATGGATCGCGGCAATGGTCGGTTTCCGGAGAGGAGGCCGCGCGCGCCATGGTCATCCTCTCCGAGAAATAAAATGTCATCGAACTACGACCTCGACCCGCTCACCACTCCGCCTTGGTGGCCCGGTATCGCGTGCCTGCTCGTCGTCGCAGGCGCCATCCTCCTCTACGTTTTTTGCGAATATTGACCGTATGACCGCCGCCGAAATTAAAACGATGCAAATTCGGATTAATGCGAAGCCGGATGGCGAGTGGGGGCCAAAATCCCGCGCCGCGTGCCAGGGCTACCTGAGCGCGCTCATGCCGTCGCCGAATCCGTGGCCGCTTCAGGACGAGTCATCGCTCGCCAGCTACTACGGCGACGCCGGGGACGAGGACTATCTCGTCCGCCTGCCCGTCGGTGGCCTTGGCGTGGCCTACGACGGCCAACCGGTGAGCGGCATCCGCTGCCACAAGCGCGTCGCCCACTCGCTGGGCAAAGTCCTCGCCGCCATCGCCGCCAGCCCGCACCGCGGCGTCCTCGCCCACTACGCGGGTTGCTACAATCTCCGACTCATGCGAGGCGGCACACGCCCATCGACCCACGCGCGCGGCATCGCCATCGACCTCGCCCCGGTCTGGAACGGCAACGCGACGCCGTGGCCGGCCAAGGCGACCATGCCGCTCGCCGTCATGGAGCAATTCGCCCGCGAAGGCTGGCTGCCCGCCGGTGCCTTCTGGGGCCGCGACGCGATGCACTTTCAGGCCACGCGCTGAGGAGTCACCGGAAATACCGCAGCGCGGCAGGCTTGAGCACCGAGCGGGCGTAGTGGCGGCGAGTGACCTGCGACAGCGGGACATGACCCATCGCCGCCTGGCACGCCTCCATCCCGGCTGCGGCGAGCATGTTCGAGCAATAGACATGCCGCGCCACGTCGATCAGCTCCGCGATCCCCGCGTCCCGCCGGATCCGCTGCCAGCGTTTTTTCCAGCCGGACGGCATCACCGGCCCGTCTGCCGGATGGCCTTTGATGAGTCGCCGCAGCCGGGGCGAGATCGGGATGTGCCGGTCGCTGGGAGTTTTCGAGACCTCGCTGGAAACGTCGATAACCTCCGCGCCGAACGCCGCCCAGTCGAGGCGGGAGATTTCCCCGAACTCCGCGTCCGGCCGCACCCCCGCGAAAAACAGGACAGCCACCACCCGCCGCTCTTCCGGCGACTCGCACACCCGCAGACAGCGCCCGACCTGCGCCGGCGTGAGGATCGCGAGCGACGGGGCTTTCTTGTGGCGCGGCCTGAAATGGACGATAGCGAGAATCCTCGACGCCTTCATGTCCAGGCTCGACTGCTTGAGCGATGGCCGCACCTCCCGGCACGCCGCCTCGATAGCAGGGCGGTCGATCCCGCCGCACGCCCGCCGCATGAACGACGGCGGCACCCACTTCGGCAGATCGTCCATCTGCGACTGGTATTTCTCCGACCAGACGCAATCGTTGGCGGCCATGGCGCGCCAGTAGCGGGCGTCAAATGTCTCCCGCGACTCGGCACCGCCCAGCTTGGCCACGGCCATGCGTGCGGCATCCACAAGCGACACGCCGCTGCCATCCAGAATCCGCTCCGCCTCCGCAGCCTGGAGCGCGAGGGTGGCGGAGATCATCGCCCCGCGCACCCCGGCACCATGAGACGCTCGACACGCCGCCGCGAACTTCTTGGCGGCAGCCTCGGTCGGGAAGAATTTCCGAGACCGCTGCCCGGTGGTCGTCATCGTTTTCGGGACGTTGATGCGCCAACCTTGCGAGGTGCTCACCGGTGTGAAATCAGGTCTTTTAGCCATGATATTTTGGTGCCCTTATTGCCCCATCGCGTCTAAAACAGGGTAAAACCGGGTAAAGTAAAAGATTGATAAATCAATGTTTTCGTGAGCCGCTGGTCGGAATTGAACCGACGACCTAATCATTACGAATGAAGGCGTTTTCTATACGGCTCTAGGGGATTTCGGCGGAGGTTGGAAAATTGCCCTCTTATTGCCTCATCGCATGCGCGGGGTGCCGCCACGGATAGACCGTGATGACACATGCGCGGTATCGGACGAGGTGGGACATGAGCTTTTAAGCGAGTAGTTGCAAAACGAGCTTCGCGACCTTCCCCGGCTTTTCCGGATTGGACTGAGTGATGGCGAGGATCTTTTTACCGAGCCCTGCCATCTCCTCCGTAGGGACATAGCGCGGCGTGAACGTGGCCCTTGCACCGGTGATGGCTTCCGAGGCGCAGACCGCGAGCTTGGCGAACAACGGATCGGAATCCACCATGCCGCCGATTCGCTCGGCCAATGGCGAAAGATTTCCATTTTTCCCGACTCCGAAGAAGTCGATTTCCAACGCAGCCTCCAGTTTTTGGAACGTCGAGGCGTCAATGGTCTTCTGTTTTCCAGACAAAAGCTTGGAAACCCAAGCCTCGCTTTTTCCTAGAATTCCTGCGAGTTCGGCTTGTGAAAAACCCTTATTTCTAAAGGCTTGCACGATGTTAGGGAGCATCGACCCTGCGATTGGTTGCTTATCGTTTTCCTGTTCCATAGCCCCTTATTGCAAAACAATTTCCAAAATTAGAAAGTTTTTCTTGCGGGTCTTTCCAAAATTGGAAAGTCTTTCGCCATGCCTAAACAAAAAAGCAACCCAACCGGAAGGGTGTCAGTGGACCTCTTCGCCGACAAAAAAGAACTCGACCGGCAAGCCAAGGACGCCGGGACCACCGGAACCAATTTGGCGCGGATTTTGATCCGTGACGGGTTGGCCAAACTGGCAAGCGGGGAATTCAAAATCACCTCACCAGCTCTTACCGCAACCGAGGAGGTGGCGGTATGAAAACCCGCTATTTCAGATCGGCGCTGACGGGCATCGTCTGGCGGTTCTCGGACGCGGGCAATGATGTGTTCGCCGGGCTGGCTGGCTGGATACCCACGGCGATGACGCTCGACGGCATGCGCGTCTCGGCGATCGAGATTAACGAGGAGGACGCACCATGAGCGAGCTGCTCACCGCCGCCGAACTGGCGACCGACCTGAAGATGTCTCAGCAGGTGGTCCTGCGGTGGCACCGCGCCGGCCGGATCAAAGCCGAGCTGCTCATCGGCCGGTCGCCCCGGTTCGACTCGGCGAAGGTCCGCAAGCAACTGGCCAAGGCGAGTGACGCCGCAGCCGGCCGCAAGTTCTCGGGGATGGTCCCCACTCTGTAACCCCTTTCCCCGCGCTGCCTCCAGGGTTGCGACCAATGCAAACGGCTACCGGCCAAGAAGATCGAAGCAGCGCGGGGAACCACTCAACAACAACCATGAAAATCGCACTCTCCATTTTACTCGGGGTCAACGCCTGCATCGGCCTGCTGATCCTCGTTCTCTCGAATCAAGCCTAAGACCATGAGGAAGCCGAAGAACATGACCCCGGAGCAGGAAGCCGCCTGGAAAGCGAAGCGGCGGGAGTATGAGGCCAAGTATCGCGCCAAGCCAGAGGTCAAGGCGAAGCTGCGGGAGTATGCCGCCAGGCCAGAGGTCAAGGCGAAGAAGCGGGAGTATGATGCCAAGCCAGAGGCCAAGGCGAGGCAGCGGGAGTATCGCGCTAGGCCAGAGGTTAAGGCGAAGCTGCGGGAGTATGATGCCAAGCATCAAGCCAAGCCCGAGGTCAAGGCGAAGCGACGGGAGTATCAAGCCAAGCCAGAGGTCAAGGTGAAGCGGGGGGAGTATGCCGCCAAGCATTACGCCAAGCCCGATGTCAAGGTGAGGAAACGGGAGTATGCCGCCAAGCCAGAGGTCAAGGTGAAGCTGCGGGAGTATGCAGCCAAGCATTACGCTAAGTATTTCGCCCAAGCCGCCGCCGATCAATTCTTCATCATGGCCGGAGCCGCTGAATCACTAACCAATCTCATCACACCAAACAAAAAAACAAAATGACTGCAACACTGACAAAGAAGGAATCGAATCAGAAGATCTCTCAATTCATCACGCTTTTCAAGCAGGGTGTTGATGCGTGGATCAAGGCCGGGGAAGTCCTGGTGGATCTAGTCGAATCCGACCCACACACCTACGACTACATCATCCAACAATGCCCGCAAATCAACGCTGGCATCCTCGGTAGATTTGAGCAGATGGGGCGCAAGACGCTGCACCCGCAGCTATTACTTACCGCCTCGCCTGGATTCGCCAAACTCACTCGCCTGCCGTTTTCCATGCAGGAACGCTACATCAGCGAACCAATCCCGCTCATTGTCCACACCGCAGAAGGAACTGACGTCTTGCTGGTCAAGGCGAAGGACATGACCAAAGAGCAGGCCAATCAAGTATTCGCTCCGGGGCGGCTCCGCACGGAAGGGGAGCAAAAGGCCCTGCTCATGCAGCAGCAAAGCAACGCAGCCCGCCCTGTGACGACGAGCAAACCGTGGTCAATCAGAGGGAGTAAAATCATCATCAACGGGCTGGAGTTCACACGCAAGGAGCTCACCGCAATCCTCGCTCAGATGGATTAAAAACACCCAAACCACCAAAAAACCATGATCGCATCCACATTAGAAACCGCCCTCGGGCTCGGCAGCCTGGCAGGCATCCTGTTCTTCATCGGCTGCGCCATCCTTGGCATCGCCGCCGTCATTATGCCCATCGTCGTGATCTTCATGCACATCCAACTCCACGCCATCAAGAACACGCTGGCGAGCATGGAGCACATGATGCGGCACGGCATTAAATAATCAACCACACCCAAAACCATGAACGACCACCAAATCAAACGCGAAAGTTCCGACACGTTCGGACGCAACACGAAGGCAGACCTGGAGCTGCTCCGCAGGATCAACGAGCGGGCCGAAAACAACAACGAGGAGATGTTCGCGCTGCTCGTCGTCGCGGCCGCCATCGCCTGCGTCTGCGGCATCGCGGGCGTCATCGCCTACTCCATCTTGTCATGATCTCCCAAACTAACAACACCAACACCAAAGCAAACGCATGAAACTGTCAGAAAAAAAGCAAAGCACATTCACCCCGCATCCAGACTCCAACGGCGAATACGTCAAGGCGGTGCTGGTGGACATCACCGACTTGAAAAAGCGGACCACTCAATACGGCGAGAAATACGAGTTCCGCCTGGTCTTCGAGACCGAGTGCATGGACGAGGAGAACGACCGGCGATTCTGCATCTGGAGTCGGGGCTACACGCCATCGCTCAACGAGAAGGCCGCGCTGCGGAAGGACTTGAAGCGGCTGATGGGCCGCGAGCTGACGACCGCCGAGTTGAGCGAGTTCGACGTTGAAAGCCTGATCGGATTCGGCGTGAAGTTGATCATCCAGCATGAGACAAAGGACGACCGGACCTACGCAAACATCTCCTTCATGGTCCCTGATAAGGAGAAGGCACTGAAGCCTTCCGGCAAGTATAAGCGGATCAAGGACCGCGAGGACAAGGTTGACAGTGCTGACAGCGACGAAACCGACGAGCCTGCTGCTAGCGGCTGGGAAGCGGTGGTCGTGCATGTCGGCAAGCACAAGGGCAAGAAGCTGGCGGACGTTGACGAGGCCGGGGTGAAGATCCTGATCGAGAAGTGGCTCCCGACTGCCAAGGCCGCGAAGAACCTGGAGGATGCGGGGCTGGTCGCCGCGCTCGATGAGCTGTCCGAGCTGCTGGCCGGCGACGACATCCCTTACTGATTTCTGCGAGAAACGAAGGATCGCCTTCGCCTCACAAGGGCGAGGGCTTTCTGGGCGAGAGGCGGCGGTGCCGCAAGGCAAGGATGTTGTGCTCCTCTATTGCCGCCGCCTCTCACGTTTTCCAACCAATCCACCCATGGCCACCATCGCCCAAATCATCGCAGCCAAGAAGCGCAACGCCGCGCCTGCCGCACCGCAGGCCCCGCAGGCAGACCCCGTGCTGGAAGCCGCCATCGCCCGCATCGACCCGCCGTCGATGGGAAAGCGGCGGGCGGGGCTGGTGCTGTCTGCATCGACCCCGCTGCCAGCGGCAGACGTAGCCGAGAAGGCACACCACTCGGAACTGCGGAGCCTGAGCAAGCCGCAGGGCGAGGCTATCCCGCTGACGCCGGCCGACGCAGACAAGGAGGTGGCGACATGGCACGAGGCGACGAACAGCTTCGAGTCGAGTCTGTGCATCATGCGCGACCCGAAGGAGCCGGAGGTCATCTGGCTGGCGGTGCGGGCCGACCGCGAGGGACTGCCGCCGATCCTGCTACACCGACTACCCTGGGGAATGTGGGAGCACCCGGCGACGGCCAGACCGGAGAACGAGCCATACTGACCATCTCCCAACGCCTCGCCGCCAACGCCCGCAAACTCCGAGAAAAACCCTGCCCGCCCGAACATTGTGAAACCTGCTACCGCCACGCCTGCCGACTCCTGCTCAAGACCTGCTGCATCTGCAACGGCGGCGTGAGTCTATCCAAAACCAATTTTTTCCCACGAACATGACAAAAACAAAGACCACAATCCGCTACCACATCCAGGCATCACTCGGTGGTGGTGCATGGCACGACCTCGACCACTTGGTTTTCAAGTCACAGAAGCAAGCCGAGCGGAAATACGACCAGATACTCCGGGACTGCTACCCGACATGGCGCGGACTTTTGAAATGCTGGAAGATCGTGAGGAGACAAGTGACGGTGACAACGGACACTGAGATCGTCGTCTTTGCCACTCCGGCGCATGGCACGAAGCGGGTTCTGCTTGGCGAAATGTTCGTGCCGTCCTGGCTGCCGGAGCGCGAGAAGAAGCGGTTGAAAATGCGGCCAATACCGGGCGCACCGGAAGAATGGCAACCGACCTCGCAACTACCGATTTCCTAACTAAACACCCCATGAGAACCTACTACGACCCCGAAGACGACACCTGCGAGAAGACCGACCGCCACGAGCGGCTGCTGGACCTCGCCGACCAACTCCGCGACGAGGCGAAAGACCGCCTGCTCGATCAGGACGGCCCAAGCCCGGAGGAGATCCACGCAGACGCCATGTGCGATGCTATGGACGCTATTGATTTCAACCTGCCGACTGGCGGGAGTGAAAAACCGCCCGTGGCAATGTTGCCAGCGGATGCTGACACTACACTCTGGGGAGTGGGAGTCAGTGACGCAGCGGGCGGATATTCTTTCACAGACACCGCAGACAGCATCCGCCCGCCGACACCGGAGGAGGACGCTTCCTACAAGGCCGCCGGAGTCGAGTATGCCGCGATCGCCCGTGCGCTGCTGGCGCGCTGCTTCCACCTCATGACAGGCAGGGAGATCAACGCCTGCCAGATCGCGACGGGCGACTACGACACTGACGAGGGGTTCAACGCCACCATCATCGACCTGCTCGCGATCCAATTCTCCCGCGAAATCTCCGAACACATCAACCAGAACGCCAGTATACTGCCATGAATGCCGCGCCGTCTAGCTCCGCCTCGTCACCGACTTCTTGTTCGAGGGCTGAAATCACGCCAGCGCGTGGACGTCGCCTTGTGCCCTTTCGGAACTGCTTCTGTGGGGTGCAATCTGTGAAATTCTACGATGGTCAATTCCTCTGCCTGCGCCACTTCGAGGCCGACCGCCGCCGCTACCTACAAGACCCCACTGTCACTGTTGCGAACATCAAAGAATGCAACGCCCGATGCGAACGGGAACGCTCAGCAAGACTGAAAGCCGCTGGCCTGTGCGTGACCTGCGGAAAGCGACCTAACTACGAAGGCTGCTGCCGCTGCGTGGAATGCCAGGAGAAGCGCCGGAAGCTCCACTATGCGAGCCGTGGAAAACTCCGGGGCGGCGTCCATCCGTGGAAAATCGCCAACCAAATCTTCTTCAGCCAACCAAAAAAATCAGCATGATCAACGAACTTAACAAGGCCGCCCGCGAGGCGACAGAACGCGACCTCGAAGGATGGCACATGACCAACGGCACAATCCCCGGCCAGAACACAGGAATCATGCTCTGCATCATGTCCGGCTCGGGGAAACCTTACGCCATCGGCTGCGGTGGCACGGAGCTGGAAGCCGTCAACGCGCTGGTCGATGACATGACCAAACG